CGTAATATACTTTTCAAATTCCATCTCACAGATCTTATTAAGGAACGACACAATGCTTTCATTAGTTTTCTCTCTCCCCTTGTATATAACTTCGACCAAAGGACCCAAATTGAGGTAGATACTATCAGTATCACTAGCAATAACATAATCTTCACCCTCCGTTTTCAATATTTTGTTTAGATAATTATTCATGCGGTTTTCAATCCAACGAATCGAAACCTGTCCTGATAAGGTAATTGCTTCTGCGTTTGCTAATTTATAATATCGGAAGTATTGATTACCAATCGCACCATAGGCAGAGTTAAGAGAAATCTTCTTTGCCATCTGGATATTATTACAACGGGCAATTTCCTTTTCAAGGTCTTTTGTTTTTGTCTTTTCATATTGCTTTTTTGCAGTGATCATTCTCTTTTTAAAGATGACTCTTTCATTATACATCTTCTCCATTAATTCTGGCAAGAAACCTCTTACGTCCTTTCGATACATTGCACCATTCGCACAAACAGCATTGTCTTGATACATCTCAAAGGTCAACTCTTCGTTAAGTATTTTATCAACTGTAACTGTGGGGTGTTTTGTTTCAAGTAAAGTTTCTGGGGAGATGTTATATTGCATAATCAAATGCGGATATAGACTATTCAAGTCAAAAGAAACTACCCAATCATACTTGCCAGGTATTGGTTCTTTTACATATGCACCTGCATACTTATCAGACTTATCAGATCTTTCTTTTGGAGGTATAACAATATTTCTTCTCTTCAAATAATTGTAGATAATTGTATCCCACATACGCACCTGATAGAATACATCTTCATAGTTGACCTTTGCATCATACGCCATTGTCAATGCGAGTTCAATCAACTTCATCTTGTCTTCTAATCTGTCAACAAGTTCTACGTCAATGATGTTGTATTCGACAAACTTCTGCCAACCATTTGTATAGAAGTCTTTGAATGTATCAAACTCAGAGTGATCAAGTTTCTGCTGACCAAGTTCGACCTTTGCAATATAATCCAAACGATATGACTCTTGTGCTTTGTATGTAAACTTCTTATAAAGATCAAGATAATCTAACTGCGATACACCACCAATATCATATGAAATATGTCTACGACCCATAATATGAGTTTCACATTCTGTCACCAAACCCCAAGGTGACATTCTCTTCATCAACTTACCACCAAGAACACGATCTAATCTACGACAAACATATGGAATATCATATAACTTACTATTCCAACCAGTAATAACTTCTGGTGTATTGCCTTCAATCATCCACCAGTTTATGAATGCATTTAGAAGTTCATACTCCGAACTAAATGACTTGTAAATTACATTTTTCTGTTTATTATTGAAGTCACCAACACCCCAAGTAATGATTTGTTTTGTTGTGTAATCTTGTATTGATATGAGTAGTATTTCTTCTGCAGCAGATTCTACATCGGGGAAACCATTCTCTGACTTCACCTCAATATCAAGTGTGACTAATTTAATCTTTTCAATATCAAACTTGACTTCCTGCTCTGGATACTTGTCTGATATGTATTGGTATATAAATCTCTCGTTCCCATATACATCAAAGTTTTCTACATCAGCATACTTCTTTATAAACTCACGACAATCACGCACAGAACCAGGTTTGATAGGTTCAACAACATCTCCCGTCAGTGTTTTGTATTTACTTTTTCTTTTAGAGTTGACAAAAAGAGTTGGATAAAACTTCTCACGGGTTGCGAAGTGTTTACCATCTTCATAACCACGAACTAAGAAGTTATCTCCAACCATTTGAACGTTGGTGTAAAACCTCATTCTTCAATCAAATTAAGATATTGTTCTAACAGTGTAGGTGTTGGAATCGCTAATGTCAAGATTTTATCAGAACCCATCATAAAAGTTTCATCTCTTGTAAGATCCATCATAAAGGGTTCAAGAATAGTTTTACCTGATTCTGTATTGACAACGTATGGTTTTGTAAGTTTACAATCTGGTTGTCCAATATCTTCAGTTGCAACCTCATCTACCTGACTTATTATGTAATGACTATTTGCCAGTGCTATTACTCTCACTTCCATTTATTTTCTCCAGATACATTTCTTTAAGACTATCTATAGGTTCTACAATTGTCACTACTTGATGTCTTGGGACTAATACTTCTTTATCAGCAGATAATAAAATCCAAGGAGATAAAGTAATTTGTATTTGTCTATCGTCATCACTCTCAGCAAGAAATTGCTTTTCAGTTATGATACGATGAGCATTAGCAAACAAGTAACCAATTGGTTTACCTTCATCTACTACTTCTTTTATTTCTGCAATAACTTGATCGTGGTCTTGCAATACTGCCAGTTTAATAGACATAATAAAATATAATTGATTTGGTAGATTCCTATCGCCGCTAATCCTGAACCTACCAAAGGGGATCACCGCAGTCAGTATTTCTCTGACCCTTATATTATAACATAAAAAAAGAGTTCGTCAAGAACCCTCTTCATTATCAAATGCTACTTCAAATGGTTCATCTTCATCTTCTATCTGGTTCATATACCAGAGTTCTAAAGGAAACTCATTTAGTTTTTTATAAGGAATAACTTCTTTATTAAGTATTGATTCAACTGATGCAAGAGCAGCATTTCTTCTTATTTGATAAGATGAATTAAGTCTCTTCTTAAATAAATTACGAGAATTTACAATCTTTTTTGGATTCTCTGAATTCTTGTCATTATAAAGAAGAACTTTTGTAATCTTTCCATCTTCACGAGAACATACTTTGGTAAGAAGTTTTTCAGCATATGTGTGAACAAAACTATCATTGTCTTGAATTACGATAGTTCTATAATAATACTTTTCATCTTCAGTATTATCTGGTTGCCAGTTTTCAGACTCTTCTATAAAAGTTTCAAGATCTTTTTTATTGTTGTTGACTGCTAATTTATCAGCAACACTTTCTGGATCTCTAAAAGCTTCTATCACTCTTCCTGCTATCCTATTAACAATCTGCTCATTGTTATCATATCGTTGATAGCAACCCATATACTTTAAGACAAATTTTATAAAATCTTTTTGAATAAGATTACATTCTGACTTGTCAACTTTTGCTTGTTCTGTCTTAAGAATTCTGACGCAAGCAGTTTCAAAGTTATGTTCTTTTGTATCTTCTACAATAGGACCAAAAACATTACCCCACATAGCAGCCATGGTTAGTATGGAGTTAAGGTCAAACTCATTAAAGATACCTTTATTTGCAGGATATATTCTTTTATACTCTGCACCAGGCACTTCATCTACAAAGTTATATTTGCGACATACATTCAAAGTATGTCTTCTATCAAATGCTTCTTTGTCCGCATGATCCTTTGTTTTAATTTTAACATAAGGAATCGGCCAAGATGTTCTATCCCAACCATTGTAAAGAGATGCAGATAGTCCTACCATCTTTGCATCTTTTGTCTCTTTAAAACTACGAACTGAATTATCACCAGTGCGAAACTCAATCTTGTTTATCATTGAATTTCCTACAAATTCCAAGAAAGGAAAATCAAGATATATGTCATCTTCATGATCTACACGAAGATCTTCGTGGGTAAACTTACCCCACGGTAATTTTTTTGCCATTTGGAAACCCCAAAAAATGAAACCTACCCAGTAAGTCTCTGAACATATTATATAGTAACATAAAAAAAAGGGATCGTCAAGATCCCTTTACTTTATTTAAAGATAGTCTTTTCGAGAATGGTGTTCTGGAACTATCTTACCTAATTTAACTGTAAGAAGTCCATCTTTAAATTCTACATCTTTGACTTTAACATCATCTGATAATTGCCAAGTTCTATTGAAAGATCTTTGTGCTAATCCCTGATGTGCATAATTAACTGAATCATTGTCTTTTGTTTCTTTCTTTCCTTCAATGATTAGTTTTCCATATTCAGTATAAACTTTAATATCTTTTTTACTAAATCCTGCGAGTGCAATCTCTAGTATTGACTCAACATTGTTTAGATGAATTAGATTGTAAGGTGGGTAGTTTGATGAATAATCGTCATTAAAAAATCGGTCAAGGTAATCGTCCATACCTATGCCGTTTCTGTTGATTATTTTCATCAACTCTGGTAAGTTTGCAGAGTGATAGCGTTGTAGTGCTGTCATGATTGTTCTCCTTTAAAAGCGAGTGTAAAATGTGAACCCTTTCGGCATTCAATACTAATTATATTTTAAATCATTTGCATAAGAGGAGGAGAACCGATTAACCCATAGTCGGGTTTCCTCCCAATTCTTTACATGGTACGTTTTACCGAACCTCTCTTTTACTGCTCTTGCTAAAGGATAATCATTCTGTCCTTCTTCCATCATATCACCAAAGAAATGAACTTCATCATCAAAATTAAAAAATTTGATTATCTGACTCTTATCATCATCAGCAATATCAAGTCCTGTCTCTCCTCCAATCTGAATATTTAAATCAGGAAACTGAGTTTTAATTCGATCTGCAATCGCAATTCTTTCACCAGTATTTCTATCCCATTTTACATACTCTTCTCTACCTTCCATATTACCTTCTCCTCTACCCAAAATACTAAAGTTTATCCCACCAGGTCGGTGTTCTATATGATTGCCTGTTCTTGTAGGGAAAGTACTATAATCTAACTCATCATTAAGAAAAGAAATTAGTTCATCAGATGGTTTCCACTTTGATCTATAAACACTATTATTTCCATCATAAATGTCTGCTCCAGAACAATTAAATACTCTTTTGCATCTGTTGTAAATATCCAATCCAACTTGCTCAACAGTTTTATCTCTATCACTTCCAGTGACAAGATATGTGTCAAACTTGCAACAAAATATAAGAAACTCTGCAGAAAATCCCGTATCAATTTGTTTACGACTTGGTGTTAGTGTTCCGTCTACATCAAAAATAAATTTTTTCACTGCCAATATTCATCTAATACATCAAATACTCTGTTGAGATAATCATTTGCACCTTTGCATTCCCATTCTCCTTTTTCACCAATTTCACATTTGTAATGCAATTCTCTTTTAAGTTGCATGAGTTTATTAGTCATGGCAACTTTATTTAATCTACCGTTCATTTTAATCTCCTAACTCTAATACTTAAAGAAAAAGGAAATTAAGACTCTTCAACTTTCTTTTTCTTACTACCTATATTATACTTTGTTTCCAGTATCCAATCACCTTTGTCTTTATATGCTAATACTTTAATTTGATTCAAAGGTGCAATATCTTTTATTGTTTCTACATTTACAATGCTTATGAGACCCCAATCAGCAAGAAGCTGAGCAATACGATTCCTACGCTGAACATCGTTAATAGTAAGGTTAGCGTGTTTCCCGTCAAGAGCAAAAAGTTCTTTAAAGTGGACAAGATAATATCTCCCTTGTTTATGCAATATATGGCATGATTGATATATTTTCTTCTCTTTTCTGGAAGCAACACCAATACGTGTTAGTGTTTCACGGACTTTTAAAAAATCATCAGGTTCACCAAGAACCACTTCTACCATTTTATCAGGTGCCCATGTTACCTCTGGGACTTGCACCACACTCATTTTGTTCCTCCAGTTTCAAACTTCGATTTAATGAAAGCAATTTGTTCTT